GATGAAAACTATATTTGGTCATGGGAAGAGACAGATCTTATTAGACAAGCTGAATCTCAGGGTTTTGTTGTCAAGTCTATAAATATTGCAAATTTACGTCATGCTTCTCCAGATGATGATTCTCATAAAGATTCTATTTATAAAAAGACTAATTTTGCTAAAGGCCAAAAATACTATTTTAGTAAGTGGGGTAAGTGATGCCTTCAAGTTTTGTTGATTCGGTTCCTTCAGTTATGAAGACAATCATAAGTTTAGATCCTCTTGCAATTATTGATATAGGTCCTGGTTGGGGGAAGTATGGACTTATGTGCAGAGAGTATTTGAAGGATCTCCAGATCTTAGATGCTGTTGAGGTTCCTCAGGGTCGTATCTATACGCAGGATTGTATCTATGACAATATCATTGAGTCAGACATTAGAAGAGCTGATGTGTATTGGTCAAAATATGATCTTGTAATTTTTATTGATGTTATTGAGCATATGGAAAAAGCTGAGGGTCAGAAGATATTGAAAGACATTGTTTCTGCCGGAACTTCTGTTCTGGTTTCTACTCCTAAGCTTTGGATGGAACAGCATGACGAACTGAATCCTTTTGAGGAGCATATTTCTCATTGGACCTGGGAAGACTTTTGGTGCCCTGGGATGCCTCCAGTTAAGAAGATTGATCAATCTACTATTGATTCTATAATTATTACTCTGGTTCCAGAATGAGTATATCTGTTGTAGTTGGAACTTTTGGTGACGATTCATGGATCGAGCTTGCTCAGGTTGCTGCTGCGTCAGTTGATGAACAAACGTTGAAGCCGGCTTCTTTTCATCATGTTCATGCGGAAACTTTGCACGAAGCCAGAAACTCTGGTGCAGAACAGGCTGTAGGCGAGTGGCTATGTTTTTTAGATGCTGATGATAAGCTTGATAGCAAATTTATTGAGTCTATGGATTCAAAAATTAAAGAGATTAACAATATTAACGCACTGTTACAGCCTTCTCATAGATATAATGAAGATACTCCAGATGGCAAGGCTAATAAAATTTTAATGCATAAGCCTGTAAGTATCAAGCTTGGAAATTTTTTGATCATTGCAACTCTTGTAAAGAAAGATACTTTTATTAGGGTTGGAGGTTTTAGAGATCTTGATCTTTACGAAGATTGGGATCTCTGGATCAGATGTTTCCATGATGGAGCTAAACATTTTTCTGTTCCAGATGCTATTTATGATATCTCTGTTAGAAAAGATAGTAGAAATAATCCTGATAGAAAAACACAGATTAAGATTTCAAATCAAATTCGCAGATATTATGGTTTTGCTTGATTCTTTGTCCCCAAAACCGATACAATATCTGAGGTGAATTATGGAAGATGATTTTGATATTAGTCAGTTGCTTGATGACAGCGATCAACTAGATGAAAAAATAACTGTTTCTACTCCATCTGGTGGAACTATAGTTGTTATGAATCAAGAAGAGGCTGATTATTATGATCAAATTGCTTCTAGATACCAAAGTGATAACAAGTTTAAAAATATATCAGACATATTAGAACTTGATCGAATTCTTACTATGGAATTAATGTGCTATAGGTGGAGTCTTTGGATCTTAGCTGAAGAAGATTATGATGGCAAGAGAATTAATGTTGGTGAAATCCAGAAATCTATAGAAAATTATTCAAAAGAAATTCGTGGAATTAAAAAAGATCTAGGTATTGATAAGAGCACAAGAGATAAAGATAAGGGCGAGAGTACTGCTGAATATATACATATGCTTGGAATCCGAGCAAAAGAATTTGGTATTACAAGGAACAAGCAGGCTTATAGAGCTATTACCATACTAAATGAACTAGTAGGACTTATCAACCTTTATGAAAATAGCTCTGAATCTGAGCGTAGAGAGTTTGGCGTTAAATTCGAAGATATTGTTGAATGGATCAAAAAGCAGTTTGATGAATTTTCCGTCATAGATGAAGAACTTAGAAAAAATCAAAGTATTTGGATTCGTGATCTGTAGTGGCTAAGAAAAATTGGGAAAAGAAGTATAGTGAAATTAAGGAGCAGTATCCAGACATTCTTACTGAAGACTGGAATACTTTGCTTCGTCGCGATTCAGATATATTTGCTAAACTATTAGGTGATGTTTTAAAATTTAAAGGCAAGAAGTCTGTTCCAGGTAAAAGGCCAAACTTGACTAGAGATGAAGCAGAGCGTCGTCTTTTAAGAATGGCTGACGAAGACTTTGCAAATGCGGAGTTCAAACAAGCTTTTAGAGCATTGTCTGCAAACAGATCTTTAAGAAATATAGCAGCTAAAACTGGGCTTGGAAAAAGTTATGTACATAGACTTCTTAATGGAGAGCAGTCGCCTTCATTTGGAACTATGGAAGAAATAGCTAAAGCCTTCAACAAGCATCCATCATATTTTTTAGAGTATAGAATTGCTAAAGTTGTTGTCGTTGTCGAAAGATTTCTTTCCGCTACACCAGAAGCAGCCTCTGGCTGGTACTTAAAAGTAGTTGATAAAAATGACCGTGTATGAAGGTTTGACAGAAGAAGAATGTTATTTGTGGGCGATTCTTTCCGATGAGTCCGGTTTGGATCAGGCTGAGTTTGCCTATACAGACGAGACCCAGGAAGACGGTGTATTCAGGGCGTGGCCTTTCCAGTGGCCTTGGTGGAGATGTGAAGATCAGAAGCAGATTGATAGAGGTTCTCGTTCTTGCGGGAAGTCTTTGTCAATCAAGTTCAGAGCCTTTGCTTTTCCTTTCGTATGTCCCGGCGAAGAAATGGTCATTACGGCACCTGAAGGCGTCCATCTTGACGCTGTAACTGACAATATTGAAACCCTATATACGAACAACAGACTTGCTAGGGAGATGATTGCTAGGGGTCGTGGTGGAATTAAACACCGTCCTTTCATGATTAACTTTGCTAATGGTGCAAGAATTATTGGCCGTATTCCGCAGCGTGATGGTAAAGGTATTAAGGGTACTCACCCTATATGGCTTGAACAGGACGAAGCATCTGACTGGCCTGAAGTTGCATGGGGAGAAATTATTGAAACTGTAAAGATGCAGAATCCTATGGCTCGTTGGCGTGCTCATGGTGTAACGAGGGGTATTGGCGGTGGTTTCGATGAAAGATGCCAGCCAGATAGTGACTGGTATGTCCATAAGCTACCAGCAATGTATAGACCCAACTGGGATGAAGAGGAAAGAAGAATTAAGGTTGCCGAGTACGGTGGATCTGTTGAATCTGTAGACTATAGACGTAACGTACTTGGTCTTCCTGGTGACCAGAACTCTCCAATCTTTGTTCTGTATAGGCTGATGGCCTGCACTGATACTGATGAAAATTCTGACTACAATAGCGTTGATTATATCAACATAGATATTGATGAAGCAATGGTCAGAGATGTTGGGGATATTAGACTTCTTCTAGATTTTCCTGGATCTCATAGAAAATATAAAAAGTTTTGGATAGGCATGGATGTTGGCTGGACCTTGGCTCCTTCAGCGATAACAATTTTTGCAGAAGACAAAGTTGATGGAAAAACCAAACTAAGACTTATTGCAAAAGTAATTATGAAAAAAGTTTCCACGCCAGATCAGGCTGCTGCAATAATCCATATTATAGATACTTATACTCCTCAAGCTTTTGCTCTTGATGCTACTGGCGCAGGGTTCCCGTTGTTTGAGTATGTCCAGCAGCTGGCTAGAGAAGATCCGAACTTAAAAAGACTTGTTCCAAGAATTGTTGGTTATAACTTTTCTGAGAAAATAATCGCTGAGTTTGATGATACAGTTGAAATAGATGAACTAGCGAGCGATGGTTATAAAGATGCCGCAATTATGAGAAATGTGCTGGAATGGAGTACTGATGTTCTAAGGAGCATGGTAGATGAAAAGAGACTTATACTCCCCTACGATAAATCAGTTATCGCAGAATTTCAAGGACAGACCTGGACTTATTCCAAATCTGCTTTGGACCCTTACGGTAGAAAGAAAATTTATTCGTCTGGGTATTTTCACACTCTTGATGCTTGTAGAATGGCTGCGCTTGCTTATCAGCAAAAAGCGATCAAAGATTTCATCGATGCTAAAAGCCAGAGCTGGCAAGCGCCACCAATGCTCTTTCTCTAAGGCGAGATGTTTTTCTTGTGGCAAAGATGGCTCTTTGCGAATGTCTAAAAGGATAGATATATTTAGAGCGGTAATTTGCGACGGATGTTTTTTGGGAAGCTATTGCTTAGCTTTTAATAAGCCCAACAGCAGTTACTTGGATATTTCTTTTTTTATAAAAGGTCGCGAGATCCCACTAGGTTCAATATATTTCACTGATGCGCTAATATTCATCTTTGATTTTATGCTCAAGCGTTCCGATGAAATAGAGGAAAATACATGGATAAATCAAGTTCTGAAGAGGTACTTAGAGACTGGCGAAGTGAAATTCTTGGATATTTGAAGGAAATGGGATCTTTCAAGGAGATTGATGATCCTCTTCTTATTATGAAAATGTTATCTGGATTCTCCGCTAGAGCTACCTATATGAATAATTTATCAGCAAATTCAAAGAATAGACAGATTATAGATTTTAGAGTTGAAGAACTGGTTCCTTTTTTAAAAGAGACAGACTTCCAGTTTAGAATTTGGTCAAGAATTGGTTCATTAAATACCCATGAATGGGAAATGTCGAAGGGATAGTTATGGCTGAAGGTTCAGAGATTGAGTACGATCCAGAGTTTGGTATCGCTATTCTAAATGATACAGAGGTTTCAACAAGAGAAGTTATGGATGCTGTTCAGAGACAGGCTCCAGAAATTTCTATTCTTCAAAGATGGCAGATGAGTAATCATACTGCTACGCGTGGTGGAAGAAAAAAGACGATCTTTGAAAGAGATAAGTATCTTTCACCAGATAATATTTTTGACAAGTTTAGAATTGCTGCCGATGCTGTTCATACAGATGACATTGTAGCTAATGTTGTTGAGACTACTGAAAATTTAGCTTTTAAACGTGTTGCAATAGAATGTGAAGATGAACTAGAGTCGTATGTTTGGAAACAGGTTATTGACGATATTGATTTATCTGAAAGACTCCGTGAATGCTGGAGAGAACTTTTTACAATAAGCCAGGCTTATCCAGTTGTTTTCTTTGGCGAGAAAGATTTTAAGGTCAAGGATCGTAAAAAGCTTTTTAACGGTTTAAAGGTTCCAATTGGGGTTTCTTTGTTAGATCCTCTAAAAGTTATTCCTGTCGGCAACTTTATGTTTGGTCAGGAAGATCTTGTGTATATTGCAGACGTTGATCAGATAAGTGATTTTGAAGATACTCTTGCTGGTAGCAATAGTAGTGATCTGATTGTTAATCAGCTTATTGATTCCAGATATAATCCAAGTAGAGAAGAGCTGAAGAAGATTGATGAGATGACTGGCCTTGGTCTTCTTGACAGAAGACTTTTTAAGCTTCGTCGTGAGAATGCTTGGAGAATTACCGCCACTCGTCCAAGTTATGAGCGTTTTGCCAATGTTCGCATGGAGTCGGTTTTTGAACTCCTTGACCTGAAGCACATTCTTCGGGAGATGGATCGTTCGGCAATTCTTGGCGCAACCAATGCAATCATTCTTGTAAAGAAGGGCGACAAGGATAATCCCGCTCGCCCACAGGAAATTCAGCAGCTTGCTGGACAGATCCAGACTGCTTCAAGAGTGCCAATTATTGTTGGTGACCATCGAATTGAGATTGAGATCATTACTCCAAAGACTGATAAGACTCTTGCTCCTGAAAGATATAATGGTATTGATTCTCGTCTTACATCAAGGCTTTATCAGATTTTAAATACTGGCAACTATGCTGCTGGAACTGCAAGTGATGATTCTATGAAGCTTCTTAAGGTTATTGCTTCATCTATGGAAGCTCGTCGTGATAAGATCCGTGACTCTTTCATGGCTCATGTATTTAAGCCAATGTGGAATATGAATGATAGTCTCAAGATGGAACCTGATATGCAGTTCTATCCTCGCCGTATTGCTCTTGACTTCGATCCTAATATTGCTGCTTTCATGCAGGACCTTCGTGACCGTGGTGACATTTCTAGATCTACTGTTCTTGCAGAGCTTGACATTCTTCAGGAGAACGAAGCTTATAAAAGACAGATTGAGAAAGATCAGTATGATGAAATTTTCTCTCCTGTCAATGTTCCTTTCTCAACTCCTAATCCTGTCAACCCCGCTAACCCTGCTGCTCCATCTACTGCTCCTGGCAGTGGTCCAACTGAACCAAAGGCTGCGGGTCGTCGTGGTGGTGGAAACTCCAACGGTGGTGGAAGAAATCCAGATTCTTTCAGACCTAATCCAGCTTGATTTATAAAAATGGTTGACGTTAGAGATTACTAAGGAGTTAAAGATGACTATTTTAAGCGAAAGCAAAAATTCATTTCTTTTTACTACTCAAGCTAGAATTATCGAGTCTGATATTGATACAGCTTCCGAGTGGGCTTCTAAGCATATTGTTTCTAATCCTGCCCTTAAGTGGATTGTTGGCAAATACGTTGAAGCTGATAATGCTAATTCTAATGGCCAGTACTGGACTCTTTCAGATCTCAGACTGAACCAGCCAACGATTCAGCATTCACCAATGAACATGAGTCACAAGGCAAATCATATTGTTGGCACTTTTGTTGCTTCAGAACTTATCTATCCAACTATTGAGGAACAGAATCCATATATAGAAACTGTTGGTGCTTTTTGGAAGTTCTACTTTCCAGAGGAACTTTCTATAATAGAAGAAGCTTACAAACAGGGTGATTTATTTCTAAGCATGGAATGTATTTCAGATTCTGTTACTTGTGTTGGGCCTATGGGCTGTGGTCAGACTTTTGATTATGCCGGCCCTATGAGCCAAACATACTGTGATCATATTAAGGAGCGCGCCTCTTTTAGACAGCTGAACAATCCTCATTTCTTAGCTGGCGCTCTAATTGCTCCTCCTGACAGACCTGGCTGGAAAAATGCATCTGTAAATGAGATGAGCATTCTTGAAAGAAATGAAGAAAAAGCTCATGATCTATTAAATAGTTTTAGCGAGTATGCACATCTTTCAAATACCCAGAAAGAGGGACTTGCTGCTTCTATTCTAAACATGATAGGCGAGGAAGCTGAAGATCATATGTCTCCAGTGCATAATCCTGATAACGATGATGAAGATAAAGAGATGAATAATCTTGATGCTCAGCAGTGGATGATGATGATGCAGGAGCTAATGGATTCTTATAAAAATAAAGCTGCCAGTGAATTGTCGGTTGGCGATCTTGTTACATGGAGCGCATCTGGAGGCAAAGCTTACGGAAAGATAGTAAAAAAGAGTACCAAGGGAACTGTTTCAGCTGAGCCAAATGGACCAAAGATGGAGGGGACTAAAGATAAACCCGCTATTGGTGTTCAGGTATGGAAACGGAATTCTTCTGGAGAGTGGAATTCTACAGACACAGTAACAGTTCATCGTATGGACTCTTTAAGCAAGATTAATGCTCTTCCTAAGAGCTGAAATTAATTTATAATATATTTTTATTACTGTATAGTTAAATTCGATTATATCAATGACGATATATTCACAGAACCGTCCATTGGAGAATTCAATGACAATTCAAGATCTACATGATGAAATGTTAAAGAATATGCCAGAGGGCGCTTCGCATGACGCAGAGGCTTGTCCTTTGTGCAATCCAAACACAACATTTAACTCCATTGGAGGGGGTGACATGAAGACTTATACTGAAGATGAATTTACCGCTGCTGTACATGAGGCTGTTGCCCCACTTCAGGCCGAGGCAGAAGCCACGGTTGCAGCACTCCAGGCCGAACTTGATGGACTCAAGACTGAAGCCGCAAAGAGTGAGGTGGAGGGTCAGATTGCCGAGGTACAGACTGAGCTTGACAAGGCTGAGATTCGTGTTGCTGAGGCTGAGCGTGCATATGCCGACCTTGTTTCTTATTTAGAGGCAGAGGTTGCACTCGCTGAGCAGGCAGCACTAGTTGAGGCTCGTCGTGAGGCTCGTCGTACAGCTGTTAAAGAAGCATCACTTCTTGGTGATGAATATATCGATAGCAAACTAGATCGTTGGGTTGCTATGGATGATGAGTCCTTTGAGGCAATGCTTGAGGATTGGAAGACTGTTTCTAGCTCTTCACGGGAAACCGTAAAGGAAGCAAACACGGACCTTCCTCTTGAGACTGCAATGTCAACTGTCCGTGATGCCGATACTGGCTCAGCTTCTCTCACCGCAGATGTTCTCGGTGCTAGAAGTGCTGGTATCGACGTTCGTTACCTATAATTATTCTTCTGAAAGGAGGGCAATAGAACAATGTCTTACGGTCGTAACTTCGAATTTCGTTCAACACCAAGTGGCGCAGAGCGCGCTGGTCGCTATTTCCTTGATAGCGCTACTCCAGTAGTTCTGGGTGCACCTGTGGTCCTTAGTGGTGATTCTGACGCTGTTGGTAGGCTCGGTGTAGAGCTTGCTACTGGTGCTCAGGACAAGCCACTACCCGGTACTGGTGGCGTGCTTGTATACGAGCATATCCAGCATATTGGCGTTGATCCATTTCTAACAACTTATTCAGACTTTGATACCGCACCCGCTGGTGAGGCTGTCCAGGTCGTAAACGGTGCAGCAGTAAAGGTTGCATACAAGAATACAACCGATGAAACTTTCCTTACCCGTACTGGCTATCCAACAGCTCGTATTATGGTGGCTGGTGTCAGCGGTGCAACTACTGTTGCCGTAGGCAACTTCCTTACCCCCGGTGTAGGCAATGATGATGATGGCTATTGGGCCGAAACATCAGATGCTGCCGAGGCTTGGCTTGTTGTCACATCTGTAAATACTACTACTGGCGAAGTTGAAGCTCGCCTTAACTTCTGAAAGGGGGTTTGAAAATGTCAAGCATTAAACTATTTGGTAAGACAGATCCTGAGCTTGATGCCCTCCGTCAGAAGGTTTCACAGCTAAACGAAGAGGCTCGCCTTAACTTCGACAACCCACAGTGGCGTCGTGAGCGTGCCCAGGAAATGACAGAAACCATCTACGAGGGCTTCCAGCATGAGAACCTTCTGGCTCTTATGGCTCAGGTAGAGAATCTGCCATTTGATGGTCGTTCATTCGTTAAGGAAGTTCGTGGTCTGAAGGCATTTTGGATCGCCCGTGGTGGTCACATCGAAGCCAGCACCCTGCACGCAGAGGTGATGGAAATCGCTCGTGATACCATTGGTTTCCACATCACTGAGTTTGAAGAGAAGCTAGAGACTAACTTCGCTGAAACTGCTACTACTCTTGTAGATCTAGCTGTCCAGCGTATGGATGCTGCTGTTAATCAGCGTGCCCTTGGTCTTTTCCAGGCTGCTATTCCTAGCTCAAGCCCATACTACGAGCATGGCACTGGCGTTGGCCTAGCCACTCTTAATAGCGCACTAGCTTCTGTCCGTGACGCTTCCCGTACCCGCCAGGTCACAATTGTTGGTCGTCCAACAATGACCGAGCAGATTATGGATGAGCTTCTTGGTTCAAGCTACAATGGTTCAGGTTTCCTTCCCGCCACTAACGAAGAACTTGTTCTCCGTGGCGTTCTTGGTACCTACCGTGGCGCTAACATCGTTTCACTCACCAACTATCTTGATGAGAACGAAGAGCCATTCTTCCCAGGTAACGAACTCTACGTTATCTCAACTGACGCTTCTAAGTTCGCCTTCTGGGGTGGCATGAAGACCAAGGAATACATGGAAGAAGACAACTGGTACTGGCATTACCTTGGCAAGAAGGAGTTCGGTGGCGTTGTTCATCGTCCCGATCGCATTCGTCGTATTGTTGACGATTCACTTCCTGCCTGAGAATTCTAAGTAGTTTTCTCGCAAATTGGGTAGGGGCTTCGGCCTCTGCCCTTTTTGTTTTTTATAGATAAAAAATTGTTGTACAATAAAAAAAATTAGGACTTTAAGGAGTTTATTATGGCTGATAAGGAAACTTGGACAAACATGGGCCGTGGTTCGGTCTACATTCTTACTTTTGATCACACTGGCAGGCTTCGTTCTACGCCGGTCAGATCGGGCGCTAAGGTAACTGTTTCTACAGAGGAACGTCAGATCAATCAGGAGCGTGCTTTTACCTCTGATGTTGATTCTTTCAAGAATGGTACTTTTGTTCCTGTAATTATTGCTGATTCTGTAGAAGATTTCCATGAGATTGCTAGCAATCCTAATCATCTTTCTGAGGATGATATGAAGGATATGTTCAAGCTCAAGGCTGCTGATTTCAAGAATAAGCTTGCTGATATTACTAATGTTATTGCTATTGAGCGTATGCATGAGATGGCTGAGACTGAGACTGCTGGTACTTCTGTTTCGATGGCTCAGTTCCGTGCTCTTGAGGGTAAGCTAAAGGAACTAAATTCTGATAAGTTTGATATTGTCGAGATTACTGAAATCAAGTCATAGATTTGAAATAAGGTATTTTCTGCCGTTTATATCCTATAAAGCAGGAGGATTTTTATGGCAACGGTTGACTTGAGTGATCTTATCCCAGACTTAACTGGTGCTATAACTATTCCTGGCACTACTTCTAGATATTCAAATGCCTCTGATGCGGAGTGGCTTACTAAACTTCGTAATGGGTTTTGGACTGCGTATAATGATGGTGTAATTTCTGGTTTTACTTGTGATGAAGATGGTATCGTTTCTGCTTCTGGTGGAGGCGATACCACTTTTTCTAGAGATTTACAGCAGATTGTTATTATGTATTCTGCTATTAATATTTTGCAGATGGAGCTGTTGCAGATCAAAACTACTTTTAGGTCTAAGGCTGGACCTGTGGAGTATGAGACTCAGCAGTCTGCGCAGGTACTTCAGACTCTTCTCGCTTCCATGCTTGCTCAGAGAACCACTCTTCTTGACAGATTGAGCGATATTGGTACGACGCCATCTTATTATGTTGATGGTGTAAAATCTAGAGATCTTTCTTTAAGGAACAATTATATTGATTGGAACGGCTGATGGCTGCTGTTTCTGATCCTACTTTCGGCGCTGGTTTTGATGCTGATGAGTTCCGTACTCAGATTCGTAATACCATGCTTATGGGTGCGCCAAATGCTGTAGAAGATCGTGTAACTTTTAAGTGGTCAGTTAGAAGATCATATAACATTGAAGATAATCAAGGTAATCCTTATAACTTTTCTGCTACTCCAACTAATATTGTTGAAAGAGACAATGTTCAGGTTCCAGTAGCAGTTGAATTTGTTAGTCGTCAGGGTAATGCTGAATTTGTTCCTATGGGTGATATTAGGAATCCTCGTGCTACCTTAACTATTCTTGACTTTGATTTTGTTGAGATAGAAGGGGCAGATCAGGTTCTGATTGGTAACCAGTTATATGAGATAGATTTTATTGGTCCACCTATTGGTCTTTTTACTGTGACCGTCTATCAGATCTATTGCACTGCGATTGACCAGAAGTAGGTTGTATTATGTATGTTGGTGGTATTTTATATCGTTTAGTTTTTGACAATTTTGTCAATATGGTTACTGATTCTTTGACGGATCTTAATTGGTTTTCTAATAATCGTGGTCATAAACCTTTAAAAATTTATCCAGAGCCTATTGATGAAAATACTCCATTTGATTCAAATGCTATGGCCATATCAATGGAAGATATAATGGAGACAGAAGCTGAGATGGGATCGATGCTTTCTGAACATTCTTTTAGTATGTATATTGATGTTTATGGTGAAAATAATGTAGTTGCAATGCATTTAGCTAGTGATATTAAAGAAATTTTACAGGGTAGGTTTACGTCTATTGGTAGAGACAATCCTATTTTTGATGTTTATGATCTTAGTCAGGCAACTCCTGAGTTTCTTTTTTGTTGTGAGATAGAAGAAGTTGAGCTTGATAGATCAAGATTTCATTCTAAGCCTTATGAAAAATATTGGTGGGTAGTTTCTTGTATTGTAACTTATACTTATAATAATGATGCAGAGGATTATTTGATATGAAACCAGTAAAAAGAAATTTAGAATGTTGGCAGGGTAAAACTTTTGAACAGATCTATCTGTTTAAAGATGCTGATGAGAATGCTATTGATATGTCTGACTGGACTGCTAGGATGCAGGTCAGAGTTACTATTGACGCATCCACTTATCTAGTTGAACTTACGACTGAAAATGATGGTATCATTATTGATGGTCCAGCTGGAAGCGTTACTTTATTTATTGACGATGTAACAACTTCATCCTTTCCTCCAGGTTCATACAAGTATGATCTAGAACTTGAAACTCCTTTAGAAAAAGTTTACGGACCGCTTTATGGTTCTTTTAAGGTAAAAGCGGAGGTTACTAGAAGTGCCTAGCTATATAGAGGACGATAATTATGATGAAGTAATTATTGAAGACGGTTCCGAGGATGGGACCGTCATTTCCTCGTCTGGTGATGGTGAAACTACTATCATTTTGTCCAGCCGTCAGGGGCCTGAGGGCAGACAGGGTGCTAGCGGTCCACAAGGTGAAACTGGTCCAACTGGCCCTAGCGGTTATACAGGTCCCCAAGGTGAAACAGGATCTTCTGGTAGTGATGGTTCGACGGGTCCTCAAGGTGAGACTGGTCCACAGGGCGCTACTGGTCCTGCTGGAAATGATAGTTTGCCGACTTTAACGAAAAAGAGTGATGTTCTTACTGTCTCTGAAGTTATTACTGGGCTGGTTGGCTATGCTGTTGATAACTCTGGTCAAGAAATTATTGATGCTGTAAGTCTTGATACTAGTCCGCCAAATCTTTCTCTTAGTAATTGGGAGGACCTTCCAGGTTTCTATGTGGATGGTCCTATTGTTGGTATGGCTGCTACAGACCCATTTCTTTGTGGTGTTCTATTTCTTAGTGAATTACAGCCGGGTCAACTTGTTGTTGGTGCTGAGGTAACTATTGAAAGTGGTGCTGATACCGATCTTTGGGCAGCGATTGTTAATTATGATGGGGCTAATCTTAGCGCTCCTTTAACTGGTAGTTCTAATTCTCCTGTTTCTTCGTGGTTGGAAAATAAGGCCCTTGCTTATCATTCTGCTGATAATGATACTGAAACTGTTTTTACTCTGAATCTTTCTGCTCCATTTGAGGTAGTTAATGAATGGGATGTGAAGGTTGAGGTTCTTGCTCGCAATACTGAGACTGGAGATGCAGTAACTGTTACAGAAGTTCGTTGGTTGTATATAGATAGCCTTGCTGCTACTTGGGAGCCTCCGGCTACTACAGTTGTGAAAGCGGCGGCAATCCTGCTTACCCCTTCACTAACTCCAGATGTTGGGGACGAGATTTGGACTGTTACTTATTCACCGGGCGAAGCTGAAACTGAGTGGAATGGTGGTTGGGTTCCAGCAAACAGCAACTTTTCTAAAGTTACTTCATATGAATACAGCGGTTTATGGGAAGCTGACCCCAATGACTTAGTTCTGCTAATGATCGATGAAGGTGAAGGCGGGCAAAGAGACTATATGCCAACGGTTTATGCCCGGTTTACGGGTACTGGTTTTGAGCCGATATCCCTGCTAGGTGGCACTCTTGTCTCGTTGTCTTGCGGTGGTGCAGGATTTGGTGTTCCTTCAATCTTTGTAGGATCAAACTCGCTCTCCCCTGTTTTTGGCGGAACGTGGCCGTTTGCGGAAGCTGACTTTTTTCAGCCTCAGGGCACTACGTCATTAGATGTTGTTACTCGTACTGATTACACGGGTAATCTTGAAAATACATATAATCTATTGCAAGCACTTGATGCTATTGATACATTAAGCCTTTCTAGTGGTGCTACTGGTCCGCAAGGTGAAACTGGACCTATTGGAGAGACTGGCCCTAGCGGTTCTCCTGGCAATGATGGTATCACCGGGCCACAAGGTGAGACAGGGGCTACTGGTCCAACTGGTGAAACCGGACCTAAAGGAGAACTTGCTGGGTTATCTTGGACTTATCAAATAAATACATCCACTTCCGGTGATAGAGATCCCGGTAACGATAATTTGGGTTTTGTTACTTTACCATATTATAATGCAACCCAAATTGTCGTAGATGATAATCCTTATGATATAAATACAACTTTACACGAATTATTTTTAAACGTTCAAAGTGCTTACTTAACCTTGACAAGCCAGTCAGATCCATATATTTACGCAACTTGGAAAGTTACTTCATGTGTTGATGGCACTGTTACTAACGAAACAGTTGATGGAAGCTATGTAATATTTAATGTTGATCCAAGTAATATGGGATATGGTTCTTTCACCGATGGTGAACTGGTTACTTTATCTCTGTCGATTATTGGCTCTCAAGGCGCAACTGGTGCTATTGGTGAAACTGGACCAACCGGGCCACAAGGTGAGACTGGCCCTCAGGGTGAAACTGGTCCAATCGGTGAGACTGGTCCTAGCGGAAATGATGGTTCTACTGGTCCTACAGGTCCACAAGGAGAGACTGGCTCGACTGGATCTGGATTTTATTGGTTAAATACATATGTTCCAGGTAATGGTTATGTGCCTGGCGCAATTGTTAAAGGTTCAGATGATAACCTGTATATTGCTACGGGTAGCGGCGAGTTGGGCGATCCGGCTGGTGGCGCTGGAGGCTGGGATTTATATCTGCCGAAGGGTCAGCAGGGGTATACCGGAGCGCAGGGTGACCCCGGTGGCGATGGCCCGCCCGGTGATCCTGGTCTACCCGGTTTAGACGGAGCGACTGGTCCACAGGGTGAAACTGGTCCCGCAGGCAGTGATGCTCTTTGGAACTTCACCGGGGAATATAACGGTGGTGCATCATATGCAGTTGGCGATGTGGCTACTTATAACGGTGAGACTTGGTACCGGGTCGGCGCTAACGGGGGCAACACCGGCGATACGCCGTCGCCAGGTTTCTGGACCAAGATTGCTGCGATGGGCGCTGATGGCGCTACTGGCCCTAGCGGTTTAGACGGAGCGACTGGTCCTCAGGGAGAGACAGGTTCTAGTGGTATAGATGGCTGGACTGGTCCGACTGGTGAAACTGGTCCAACTGGTCCAATGGGTGAAACTGGTTCACCCGGTTCACCCGGTAATGATGGTTGGACGGGTCCGATCGGAGAAACAGGTCCGCAAGGCCCTACAGGTCCTATGCCATATAACTATCGTGGTCTATGGAGTGGGGGAACTGTCTATTCTTTGTATGATGCAGTTACATTTGAAGGATCTTTATGGTGGCTTCCTTCTACTGCCGGTTGGACTATTGGAGGATATCCTCCAGGTTATAACTGGGAATTGCTTGTATCTAGTGGATATACAGGCCCCATTGGAGAGACTGGTCCTCAAGGTGAAACAGGTGCTACTGGCCCCGTAGGAGAAACTGGTCCAATCGGTGAGACTGGTCCTAGCGGAAATGATGGTTCTACTGGAGCTACTGGTCCACAGGGTTATACGGGTAGTGTTGGAGCTACTGGTGCTTCTGGTGTTGGTGGAACTATTGGCTACTACGGGTCGTTCTACTCCACGGTTGATCAGCCGCTGGCTTCTACAACTGTTGGGCAGGCCGTTCAGTTTGACAGTACGAACGTTGCTAACGGTGTGTCTGTGGCGTCGAATGGTTCTGCGCTGACCCGAATCACTTTTGCTAATGCTGGCATCTACAGCCTCGGGTTTGCAGGTCAGTTAGTCGATCTGTCGAACGGCAGTGCGGTTCACATTATTTCGTTCTGGCTGGTGAAGAACGGAAACACGGCGCTTGCTACGACGTTTGATACGACTGTCACGTTCAGCACTCCGCAATTGGTGAACTGGGAGTATCAGTTTGACGCTGCTGCCGGGGACTACTACGAAATCTTTTGGAGTGGCAATAACACCCAAATCAAGTTGGACTACATCGGTGTTCAGTCTAATCCCACAAGACCTACGGTTCCATCTGCGTTCATCGTTGTTTCGCAGGTCACCAACACGCAAACCGGACCGACAGGTCCTACCGGTCCGCAGGGTGCTACGGGTGCGACTGGTCCAGCGGGAGCCAATGGTTCAGTTGGTGCGACTGGTTCTACTGGACCCGCAGGAGCCACTGGTGCTAGAGGTGCATTGATTGTTGGTGGTCAAGATGAGGGCGCTGGTAAAAATGAGCCATCAACTATTACATCGCTACTTGATTCAACGATTACTTTACCTGCTTGTAGTGCTGGTGATCTTATCTATATTGATGGGGCTTTAAATATTCTTCAAAATTCAGGTTCTGGTAGAACCTTAGTTTTAACTCTTAAAATTGGTAGTACAAACATTGCTACGGCAACTATTACTTTGACTAACAATGCTTCAACTAGATCTTCAATATTTACTGGTGTATTAAGAGTTGAGGCAGCTAGCGATATAAATGGATCTTTGATGTGGACTATCAACGCAAACAACCCATTAGTTGGTACTGGTGTTGCTACAGAAAATATTTCTTCTGGATCACTTGCTCTTGATCTTTTGATTACAGCTACGGCAAATACTACACAAACTTATACGCTTCAGTTTATAAATGTTACTAGAATTGCAGCATGATAAGATTCTCATTTAAGAAATGGATAAATTAATGGATAATAAGGTGCTTTTAGCAAAACGTAGAGATAGGGCTATTGCTTCTATTCTTTCTTTCAAGGAACAGGAATGTGATTCTTTTCTTCCTTCTGAAGTCAGTTCTCAGTTGAGAAAAAAGATTCTTGACCAGATTAATGATCTTTGTGATCTTTCTTTTGATCTTATAGAAAAAGATAACATTATTTGGAATGATGAATTTCTTTCAAGATTAGACGATATATATGAGAAGGTCAATGAGATAACTAATATCTAGGAGATATTATGGCTACTTATGATTTTAATTATAAAAAGCCAGTAAATTATTATCCAAGAGGCCCGCTTTCTGGTGGTGCAAAAAATGGTGTTCCTTTTGAATATAGATATCCTCAGGGCTACTATCCAAGACAAGTATTAACTACTGGGCAGGCAAAACCTATTGCTGTAGATGCGGTTAATAGGGCTGTTGCTGCTCAAGTCAAAAATGGTACTATTGAAATTTTTCAAAAATATATAGCTAGTATGTTGAGAAACATAGATAAGCGTGAAGATCTTGAAAACATGCATAGAAACCTTGCTCTAGGAGCAAGAGCTGCGATACTATTAGAGTATGATAAGCATCATGGAAAAAGACCTTCTTACCGAAATCTTGATAGAGGCAAGCTAAAAAGATATTCTAACAAGAAGCTTAGAAAAGCTTTGGATAGTCCTGTCAGAATTGGTGATGGGCCTGGTAGGTCTTTGTTCAGCGTAAGTGCTGCTGGTATTGGTCTTTTTGATGTTAAATTTCTTGATGATACTGCTAAACAGTGGTACAGACTAAACTTCGGTGCTTTGCCTGCTGGGAGTAGTTTGCCTGGTCAGGGTTCTATTAGAATGTTTGGAAGAAGTTCTGGCAAAAGGCTTAGCTTGGAGGGCTTTGGTCCTTCTATGCCTTTCTATGTTCCTCAGGCTCTATCTAGTAGAGGTCTTTGGTCTAGAGAGTATCTAACTAGTACTAATTATAAGGCTTTAAGTAAGCCTGGTAGAAATATTAGAAATGGCGAACCGGGCGCTTTGTATGTTGTTGGTTATGGCAAGGATGGTAAGCCTTTTAGGGGGTCTTTCTCTCCTCATCTTTCTAAGGGTATTACTGGTACTAGGTTCCTTGATGCTGGTGTGAGATATATTAACAACAACTATGGTAAGGAAAGAACTTCTAACGGTAGTCTTGGCATGGTTGGCGTGTTTAAGAAATGGCATGAGGAAGCTATGCGAGAGGCTACTAGGGGTACTGGTCAGCAAAAGAAAGTCAAGGTTAAGGCTGATCCTCCTAGTTCTTCTGGTTCTAAGGGTGGAAGTAAACCTTGGTGGCAGATGAAGGGTAATCGGCCTGTTCCTATGGATCAGGTGTTCCCAGGTGGAAGAAGACCTAAGTGGGCTAAGCCTTGGAACGGTAAGTAACTTTAATTGCTTACTATACTGTCGTTAATACTGACAGGAATCACTGCCTGCATGTAGTGAATAGGATATTATACGGTAGCCGGCGACCTTCATAGTCAAAGGCAAAGGACACACAAATACTAACTATGGAGGTTTCTCAAAATGGCAATTAAAGCAGGTGCTATTCTACATGACGCCAATGGTTATGTGATCGATAGAATTCAGTCAGGTGGCCCCGGCCAGCTCAACATTCCTCAGGAAAAGATCTACGAGCTGGGTAACTGGAAGTCAGTCGCTACTATTACCGACATTCCTGACCTTACTTTCGACCTCGAATCATTCGACGTTTTCTCAGAGTTCGAAGCAATTCTTCTTGGATATGGCGGCGCTGCCGTCCCCGGTGACGCTCCCGCTGGTGGTAGTACACAGTTGAGCGGTGTTGCAGGTTCTAACGAAATTGACTTCCAGAACCACATTCCAATCGACGTTGTTTCACCATTCAAATCACGTCGTAACAACTTCGACATTGTTAAGGGTCTTGCTGTTCCTTACCTGACTCTAGAGCGTGCTACCTATCGTTTCGGTCTTCGTCAGAACGCTGCTCAGCAGTTCACCCTTCGTGGCGACTCAATCTACTATGTTCCAGGTCAGCCTTACTACGAGGAATTTGACTACACTGGTAATAATGGTACTGAGGGCAATCCTTTTGTTCTTGACAAGGCTCCAATTCTTTATGCTGAGTCTGGTGACGATGTTTACGCTCTTTGTGTCGTTCTTATCAATCTTGCTACTGGTGATTACAAGCGTCTATTCTGGGAAGATTCAGCTCTTAATCCAAATGCTGGCTACTCAGACAACTCAACTGGTGAAGTTTGGATCAATGAAGATCTAACTGCAACCTATGACGTTTGTCGTATTGTTTATGCTTCAGCCGAAACTGGCTCATACAATCCAGGTAACGATTACCAGGGTCTTAACCCATCAGGTAACCGCATCCATGAGCGTGTGACCACAAAGCCAGCTGCTGTTCGTCCCCGTGATATCGATATTTACATCGGTACTGCTGGCGCCAGCCCCGTATACACCAGAATGACTTCAGTTCAGTCTGTTGAAGTTACTTGGGCTGCTAACCTTGAAATGGACGAAGAGTTCGGTTCAAAGCACTATGTAACGATGGACTACTTTGTTCCAGACGTAACTGGTACAATTGGCGTTAAGCCTTTCGACCCAGCAGATCTTTGGAACAAGCTTGCACAGATCACTGGTGTTTCTGAGAATGAGGTAATCGGTCCAGACTTCACCACTCCAGTACCTCTTAAGATTGTTATCAATCATCCAGATACTGGTGATGTTGTCAAGACCATCTTTGTTCCAGATGCACGTTTCAACGTTCCTGGTCTTTCCGGTCGTATCCAGACCAAGCTTGAGACAAGCTTTGCCTTCACTTCCGATCAGGGTCTTATGTACGTCTACAACGGCGAGATGGACGACTGATCTTAAATTTCATTTGTTAAAGGGGGTGTGGGATTTCGGTCCCACACCTTCTTTATTTTTAAAGTGTTTTACCGTTATGTTTAATAGGTTTTTGGGTGACTCTATAATAGTGTCACACTCTCGGAAATAGGAGATATTTATGTCAGAAGTAATTGCCCCTACTCGTCGTCGTCTGACTGACCTGTATGTTACTGGTCAGGAAGTAAAGCTTAACGATGGTACTGAAGGCGAAGACGATATTGTCGTTTGGCTTTCAAAGATTTCACCAATTGAGCAGCGTGATGCAGCAGATAAGGCTACTGGTGCTAGAGCTAAGATTCTAGCTGTAAAGAATACAGAGCTTCATTCTGAGCGTCGGCTTCAGTATGAGGATCAGGTTCTTGATCTTGGTCTTATCGGTCGTCAGGATTGGATCGACTTCCTTTCAATCAATGACCTACAGGAAGCTGAGCTTTCAAATCAGGAGCGTATTGCTTCTGAAGATGAGTGGTCAAAGAATGATTATCTTGATGCTCTTCAAAAGGCTTGGAATGAGGGTCTTCGTGAAACCTTTGAAAAGGATGAGAATGATGAAGAGGCTAAGCGTGTCTATGATGAGCTTAAGCGTTTTACCGAGCTTGTCATTGAGGCAACTGAGTCAGACAAAGAGCATATTGTTGTCAAGTATGAAGGCAAGAGTGATGATGAGCTTCTTACTTCTGTCATTGATAAGATCATTGAGGCTGAGTCGGATTTCGCTTGGATGAACGAGTTTTCACGTTGGCAGCTTTTCTATGCTGTTCGTGAGCCTAATGCTCATAAGGTTCGTTATTTTGTTGATAAGGGAGAAGTTGATGCTCTTGATATTCGTATCATTAACATCCTTCTTGATGCTTATCGCGAGATGACCGTCGATCCCCAAGAGGGAAAAGGCTAGGGGGAGATCCTCAGTTTTTGCGGGTAGTTTCCGTCGCTAAGTCTGCTGGTTCTGGCCATGTGCTTTATCCAGAGGGGCATACGGCGGAAACTATTCCGCACGACCTTCATTCTGCTATTGAGCAGGCTATGAGAATACTTAATTGGCAAGAAAATTTGCCTTCTGATGAAATTCCACCAAGATGGATGTGGGCTCTTGATTGGGAGCTTGAGATTCATTTTGGTGATGTGGAAAGAAAAAGAGAAGAAAAGTATAACGTTTCCTCTTCTGGTGATTCTAGTGGCGAGACTGGTGAAGAAGTATGGGACGATAATGCTTATGCTGCTAGATTTAGAGATTAAGGTGTCGTTATAAAGATAACGTTTTAGGTTTAAAGAGGGACATATGGCTGAGGATTTTGTAATTAGGATACGGCCAGAAATTGACCGTTCTGATCTGCAACGTTTTTATCAAGAGCAGGATGCTCAGGCTTCTAGAGCGGCTTCTGGTTCCGCATCTGGCGGTGCCACATATATCCCACAGTTGCCTATTCAGGCTACTACTACACAGTCTGTTCCAGTTCAGGGTGATATGCAGGCTGTTGTTCAGCAGCAGGCTAGATTGGCTGCTTTGCAGCAACAGCAGATGCAGGTACAGGCAAAGATTCTTTCCCAGCCTGGTCCTAATTCTCAGCAGTTTCAGCAAGAAGCTTTAAGAAAGCTTCAGTCTCAGATTCAGAATTTTGACTTTCTTCCAAGAAATAAGCAGGTTGAAATTTCTAAGGCGTTCAATCAGGCTTTTGAACGTAAAGTTGCTGAGTTTACTCGTGCTCTTTCTAATGTACGTCCCCAAAACTTAACCACAAGCTTTAACCAGCTTGCTAATAGGGAACTTTCTGCTCTTGGTATTCAGGGCCGTGCAACTGCAACTACTCCTGCTGCTCTGGCTTATCAAAATCAGTATAAGGCTGATCCAAGGGTTCGTCAGGCTAACGAACGTCAGATTCGTGCCATTGAGCAGCAGGCTAAACTTGCCGAGGAAAGCGTGCGCTCTCAGCAGGTTGGTCTTCGTACTACTGGTAATAGCGGTAGCCGTCCTGCTTCTATTGATAAAAGAATAAAAGATTCTCATGAAAGAGAAGCTCGCGCTATTGAGGCACAGGCCAGAGCTGTAGAAGAGTCAAGTAGAAGATATGTTAGAGCTTTGCAGGGTAATGCTGGTGGTCAGGTTCCTCGTGAAGAAGAATATTATGGTGGCAGGGCTAGAAGAAATAATCCTCCTCGTAGGCCAGCATATGAGGGTTCAGCTGGTTATATTGAGGATATTGAGCCTGAAAGAGAGCCTACTTCTCGTTGGTATGGTAACCCTAGAAGATATTCGGCTACTGGTTTAACTCCTGAAGATCTTGCAAGAGTTGAGAGAGAAGAAAAAGCTCGTAAGAGAAGAGAAGTTGAAGAGTACGAGGCAAGAAGACGAGCGTTATCAGAGAGGCAGGGTAGGACTCCTCCTCCTCGTATTCAGGGTAATTCTGGTGGCTTTATTGATAAATATACTCCTATTCTTGAAGATAATTCTAGATATCAAGATACTGGTTTAACTCCTGGCGAATTAAGACGACTTGAAGAGCAGGAACGTGTTAGGAAACAAAAAGAATATGCTGATTATGTTCAGAGAGTTAGAAACGCTGATCGTGATGCTAAGAATCGTCGTGAGGCCGAAGCAAGAAAGCGTAAAGAAAAGCGTGAACGTGAGCAGGGTCTTCAGGGCAATGCTGGTGGTTATACTGCTCCTCCTGAATCTTTTGGTAATAGATATCCTAATCCTCCATATATCCCTGGTGGGCAGGGAGAGTCTTTTGCCGATAGGTTAGAGCGTCAGGCTCAAGAACGTGAGGCTGTAGAGAGAGAACAGCAGCGTAGAGCGGAGAGAAGTACTCCAGCATTATTCCGTCCTCCAGCGGAGCGTCCTCCTAGAGTTGTTAGGCCCTTTTCTCCATCTAACTTTGTTCCAAGAACTCAGCCAACTCCTAGATTTAACACTTCTAATCCTCAGGGTGGAAGCACTGGTATGAATCAGCCTTATATTGAGGCTCCTAGAACCAGTGATTCTCGTTACGTTAGACGTAATGAAATTGAACCTGTAGTTTCACAGTCTTTTATGAATGCTGTTGGATTTAGGGCAACTAATACTGAGCAGGGTGCATATGATGATAGAATACTTCGTGCTGAAGCTGACCGTATTAGAATACAGCAGCAAATTGCTGCTAGACAGTTTGCTGCTTCTGAAAGGGAAGTTAGTTCTGCTACTCGTGAAGTAGCTTTCAGAAATAATTTGATCAAACTTATTGGTGCTGATGAGATTGGCGATCCTAGGTTTGATTCTCAAAGACAGCCACTTGAGTATCAGAATCCTGCTATGTCTAGACTGGGTTCTGGTTTCCAGTCTATAGCATATACGTTTAATGCTGGTTCTGGTAAGGACCTTGTTTATCGTCGTCGCCGCCAGGATCTTTTTGGTAATTCTGGTGGTGGGGATGGTTATGCAGATAACCGTGAAAGAACTTCTGCTCTTCTCCTTGCCCAGACTCTTCCTGCTTATGCAAGAAAGAACATGGAAAGACTTGCTGCTGTTCTGCCTGGTCCTTATGGTTCTGCTTTAAGTCCTGTTCCTATTACTTATCGTGGCACCGGCAAGTCTCTTTCTGATTATAATTCGTCATCTTTCCCAGGTTCTCCTACTGTTGACAGAAAACATTTAACTGATCTTCAGAGAACTCTTTCTGCAATGTTCCAGGCTGGTCTTGGTGGCGATACTGGTGCCCATAATCTTTTGTATGATAAGAAGAAGGGTTTTACTGTTATTGACTATTGGAAGCAGGGCCAGCAAACTAAAACTGATGCTGATGCTGCTGCTAAGCGAGAAGTTGACCGTATGGTTCAAAGTCTTGCTCTTAATCTTGTTGGTAATCCTGGCGGTATGCTTTCTGGTAACGCTGGTGGTTTTACTGGTACACCTGACCTTCCTCCATTTGTGAGAACGGCTCGTGGTGGCCGGCGTGATCGTGAGCAAAAATCACCTGCTTCTCGGGTTAGAGAAATCGTGGATAATTTTGCTAGACAGGTTGGTCTTCCTACTGGTTCTTGGAACCCATCTGTATCTAGTGGTGAAATAGCTGACCGTATGATTCCACAGGCAGATCCTTTTGCTTCTTTACGCCAATTAGCTCGTATGCCGCGGCCAGCAGCTTTGGATATGCAGCCAAGTTTCCCAAGTTTCCCTGTTGTTGATCTTTTTGGTAAGACTCTTAATCCTGGTATGTCGGCGGGAAATTCTGCATTGTCGCCGGAGTGGTGGAATCAATCAGAACCACTTAGTAAAGGTGATTTATTAGCCAAAATTGATGAACTTATGGGCCGTGTTGAGGCTGGTCCTACTTCTTCCGATCAGGCGCGATTTGTTACTCCTAATACTGGTATTTTATCAAAAGTTAAAGAATTCCTTGGTACTGCTGCTAGATCTGTAATGGGTCGGCAAAAGCTTACGAGTGGTGGTGTTCGCGCTTGGCAAACTGAGGAAAGCGCCCGTTTCGGTCATGATCGATATGGCTATAAGAGAGAGGGCGAAAATACTTCTATGATGGAAAGGCTCTGGGGCTATCTCTATGGAGGTCAGCTTCAGGCTACTAATGAGTTTCCAAAGTTTGACGAAAGACTTATGTCTGCTGTTGGTAGGGTCATTGGTCCAGAAGCTCTAATTAATAGAAGCAGAGTTGGCCGTGGACGCACTGCTAATCCAGAACCTGATAGTAATATTTTCTCTAAACTTGGTGAAGGTATGCAGAGTGTTGCATACAGCTTCAAAAATCCTTTAGATACTTCTGAAGATCTTGTTTATAGAAGAGTTAAGCCTACTGCTGATTTTGCTGCGCAGATGGGTTCTATGCTTGGCGGTCCTTGGGCTGATGCTCGTCAACGTACTGCTGCTCTAGTTAGAGCGCAGGGTATTCCTGGTATTGAACAGCTTGTTGGTGTTCTTCCTGGTCCTCGTGGAATGGTTGAGTCTCCTATTCCTATTACTAAGCGTGCTCCTGGTAAAACTGTTTCTGCTCAGTTAAGAGCAGGTCTTATGACCGATGTAACAAATGAACAGCTTGATGATCTTTATGAGACTTTCTATCAGATGGCTCTTAAGGGTATTGGTGGAGATAATCATACTGGTAATATGATGTACGATTCTGAGGCTGGCTTTACTAAGCTTGATTTCTGGCCGCAAACAGAAGCATATAGCGAACAAGATGCTACAGATACTGCCACCATGAATATGGAAGAATTCATGATGGATATGTCTATGGATGGTTGGAAAGGTCCGAAAGGCGGCCGGTCAGGTTTTGTCGAACTGGGTCCGTGGGCGGACGAAGAACTTACCGGCAGAGGCCAGTTCGGTTCGGTTTCGATGACTGCTCCTGGTCCTCCTAATAATGGTAGAAGATGGACTCGTAAAAACAAAGGCTGGAAAGATTCTTCTCTAATTAGAAGATCTATTGTTGGTCTTTTGAGAAGAATGACTGGTCTTTCTGGTGCTGCTAGTAGACTTGCAGCTGGTGGTTACGCTGGAACAAGAGGTGGTTCTACTGGTGCTCCTAATGGTATAACTGGTGGCTCTGGAAGAATGAGCTGGTGGGAAAGAGCTCTTGGTTCTTTAGGCAGGTTTGGTTCTCAGGCCAGCCAGCGCGCTGCTATGTCGGGTATGGGTATTACTGATGGTCGTCAGTATGCTGGTGATTTTGGTACTAGTCTTCCTCCTCGTTCTTTCTCTGAACCTGCTGATAGTGGTGGCCTTGGTGCCATGTTTAGTAGCGGTCGCCAGTTTGATGCTCGTCAGACTCCTGGTGGTGGATTGCAGGGTAACTCTGGTGGATATATTTGGAATACTTTAGGTTCTTATGGTTTAGGTAACATAGGTGGTATACCTGAAGCAGTTGGCCGTGGCGAGTATAAAGAAGATATTGTTTCTGATCTTCTTGACGCTATGGGCTTTAGAAGTAAAATGGAAGCCAGAAATTGGTGGAGAAGGGAACGTGGTGGCCCAGGTATAGAAGTACCTCCTCTTGATAGGCTTGCTAGAGACAAAGCCGTTTATCTTGATGAGAAAAAAGAAGAAATGTATATGGATGGGTATGCTGAACCCACCGCCAGCTCTGTAAGACTTAATAATGATGACCTTAATCTTGGTCTGAGTTCTTCTCAAAGAAATAGTATTCTAGGCTCATTCCTGGATACAGGTTATGGAGAAAGTAAGTTATTTACTTATAATCTGACCGGTAGATCAGCTTTCCAACAAGATAGCTTCATGAAGTTTAATGTAAGCGATGAAGAATCTAATGGACCTAAAGTAGCAACTGTAGCTTATTCAACTCTTCGTTCAAGAGACAGGGGTAAAAATCGTGGCATTGCAATGTATCTTGATGCTTTCAAACAGCTTTATAAAGATGGTGTAAGATATGTTAGTAATGATTCTGGTTCTGTAAGCGCTGATGCTACTAGGGTTTGGGAAAAGTTTGTTGAGCTTGGTCTTGGAGATCTTGGTGTAGAGGGTGAGGGTTCTGAGAGTTCAGGTTTTAGTGGCAGACAATATATTATTGATCTAGAAAAATTAAAAGATCCTGATGTTGCAGAAAAACTTCAAAGATATGAAGACCCTGCTAAGTATATTGAGGGTGAAAGAAAGAAAGCTGAGAGATTTAGAAAGCTTGTTGATCAGCGACTGAAGAAACTTCTTCAGTCTAGTCCTATTGATCTGAAAAATATTAGTCTTGAAGATCTTAAGAGTCCAGGCTATGGTCTTGCTAATTTCACTACTGAAGAAATGGCTGGATCTGTATCTGCTAGAGATAAAGCTTTTGGTCGTAAGTCTGGCGCTACTGCAAGAGATTATGCTAGATATAGAAATACTAGAACTGGTTCTAACGGCTATAATATTTATGGCGTTCCTTGGGGTCGTAAGATTGATGAATTTGAAGCTAATATTTCTGTTGAAGCTGACGATGCTGCATTTAGACTTTATGAATCTATTCTTGGTAAGAAACTTGACGAATTTAGGGCAAGAAGAGTTGAGATTGAAAAAGAACTTCTAGGGCTCTCTAGAAAAGGTCAACAGAATACAAGACTGGATCGTGGCTCCCGGAGACAACGGACAGATACGTCTGGTTTTAGAAATACTAGTGAACGCCCTGGACCGGGTTCTAGCCGTGGGTCAGCTATTAGAGCACGAAGTGATGCTTCATTCTCAATTGCTGCTAGAGAATTCGGTATTTCTGGTAATCCGGCAACGCGTGCTGAACTAACTGCTTCAAATCGCCCACGTTCAGATAGAACTGAAGAGATCGCTAATTGGTTTGTTAATCAACTTGATAAACTTCAGGGTGGTGGATTGCAGGGTAATTCTGGTGGTTTTGTTGGTTCTGCTGGTACTGGCGGTTGGGGTCCTCCAGGACAGTCACAGGATGATCCTTTAAACCCTGAGCAACGCACTGCCGCTAACTATTTGTGGAATGAGTTTGATGGTAGTGTCAATACTTTAACGGCACAGTATAATACTCCTGGTTTAAACAAGTTTAACAAAGATAGTTTTATTTCTTTTGGTCAAGATTCTAAAAGAAAAGATATTGCTGCTGTTAACTATTCTTCTTTAGAGCCTTCTTTAAGAGGTAAGGGTTATGGCCTTGCCATGTATATTGATGCTCTTAAGCGTGCTCGCGAAAATGGTGTCAAATATATAAGTAATGATACGAGCTATTTGAGCCCGTATAGTGCTAATGTTTGGAAGACTCTTGAAAATCTTGGTCTTGCAACTCTTGTTCGCCAGGGTAGCGATAACAATGGAAGTACGGTAAGTGGTAGACAGTATCTTATTGATACTGCTAGATTTGATGATCCAGAAATATCTAAAAATATAAATTCTAAACTTAATCCTAAGGCTCTTGAGTGGATATCTTCTACTAACAAAAAGAGAACCAAGTTTGATCAGCTTGTTGCTCAAAAAGTTAGAAGACTTCTTAAAAATAATCTTGCTAACTATGGTAATGATAAGCTTTCTAAGTTAAGAGCTTATAATGAACTTGAGGGTAGGCTAGATCCTGATACTGGGCTCAATCCGGTAAGTCTTTCTCAGCTTTTTGGTCGCCGTACATCAGCTTATAGCAAGTCTGCTACTGATCCTACATTTGATGATGGTTCTCTTGAGTATCAGTCTGATATGGCGGCTGTAAAGCTTACAGAAAGACTACTTGCCCAGATGAAGAATACTGCTTCTAGAGGAAGTGGTATTCTTCGTGAATTCAGTATGTATTCGGGCTATAGAAGATTGCGTCCTTCTTCTGGTTTGCAGGGTAATGCTGGTGGCTTTGTTTCTGATATGGCTCGTCGTACTCCTCCCCCGCCACGGCGAGCAGGGGCCAACGATCGGAATCAAGTTCCGACTCGTACTCGTGTTCCTGCTTCCGTTAGGTTTTTTGAAAGCTTCCCTTATGAACCAGTTCTTGGCGGTAAGGAACCTGATGATTTAGATCCAGAGGTTACTACTGGACTACCTTTTAGTTGGATGCCACCAGGTAGAAGCTGGACTAGAGAAGAAAATCTTCCTCTTATCAATACTCCTGGTGTTGGTGTTCTTGGTGGAGATTTTGCTGAAAAGCTTTTTGGTAGGCAACGTGGTGGATCTATTCAGGAACGTCTAGATAATCAGTTCCAAAGAAGTGCTGCCAGAAGAGCTATAGAAACACAGTTGAAGGTCGCTACTCAGTCTAAGAACTTTGAGTTTAATGCGTTTACTCCAGAACTTACTCCATATTTTGCACAGAAAGCTTCTTCTACTTATAAGACTTTGTTCTCTTCTTTCCCAGAGATTCTTTCTGCTATTGAGTTTGTTGGTACTGGAAATAAAACTGGTAGAAGATTTAATCTGCGTCCTGATCAGATTTCTGGTAATCGTGGATCTATTGGTTCTGCTATGGTTAATACCATGCTTCCTGGTGAACTTCAGTATCAGAGGGGCGGAAATATTCAGCTTAATGAAGATATGTTCACTATGGCTGATAGATCTGGCATAGGTCGTGGTCCATATAAGAATGATCCTACTTGGGGTCCAATCTATGAGCATCTTGTTAAGGGTCCTGTTGGGGCTATGGCTCATGAGTTTGGTCATGGTGTTGATTTTAAGGCTAGAACTGAACCAGGTTATGTTACTGAATTACAGAAATATTTACAAGATTATTTTAAGACAACAAACTATAATGAAATTCAAGATAATACAAGATTGCAACTTGGTGATTATCCTTCTAGGGCATTTAATTCTCCAGGTGGTAATTTAAGTACTTTCTTGGCTGAGACTGTGGCCCAGTCTTTTGGTCAGGCTTTTAGTGCTGATCCTAGACTTCTCAAGCGTTTAGATGTTGATCCTAAATTTGCCCGTGGTATAGCTAATATTGCTACTAGAAATGCTACTGGTAGAGAATTGGCAGATGAAGATTTTGATTCTATTAGAAAAAGATTAAATACTGTTGGTTCTCCTGCAAGACTTCGTAAGGGTCTTAATGGTGAAATGTTCTTCAACCAGGATGGTAGAACTTTAGCTGATCTTAGAAGAAAGAACAATAGAAGTATTTCTACTAGAGTTCCTAGGGCTATGCTTGCTGGTAATGCTGGTGGTTTTGTTGGCTATAACCAATCTATGCCTGGATCTTCTGCTGATATTAGCGGTCTTTCTGATGAAGAGCTAGGTATTATTTCTAGATTCCATTCTAAGTGGATTCAAAATAGTAGAGTTGCAGGTATAAGAAAATCTTTTAGAAATATTTGGACTAATGGTAATGAGCCACAGGACGCATCTTCAAGAGGTGTTAATTCTTCTATTATAGGTTCCTTGCTTCAAGAGCAGCCTTCTAGTACTACATATCGTGGTGTTCTTTTAACTCAAGAACAAATTGACGAAATTATGAAGACTGGTACTTATACCACTGGCAAGGACTATCAAGGTGCTCCAGATACTGCTAGTGGCAATATTGATGTTGCTAGTTCTTTTGCTTTCAATGAGTTTGGCACTGCTACTGCTGGATTAACTGGGAACGAGATTCCTGTCATGCTAAGAATGACAGGTCCTAATCTTCCTTTGACTGCTGCTACGCAGGCTTATGAAGCAAAGACAAAAAGAACTTGGTGGCAAAAGTATGCTGGCATGGATAAGTATGCTGGCGCTGATGAGAGACTTGTTGCTGGTACATATAATGTTACTGGTTCTAGTATGCAGCCTCTTAGCCCTGGGATAAGGGAAAGAATATCAAATAATCCTTGGTCAGAGTATAGAGATGCTGTTACGAATGGTATTCGTACAATTGATCTTCAGGCTGATATGTCTAGCCCTATATATAAGAAGCGTTTTAATATTGGCGATATGATCAAAAAAATGTTAAACTTTGGTATTGAGCCACCAACTGTTGAGCAGTTTGATGAAGATCGTGCTAATTCACAGGTTACGAGAAGTAAAGTTACTATTGAAGAAGCAAGAAATCTTGTTAAAGCAAAAGACAAAAAAGATGCGCTTATTGGTCCTGGTTCTTTAAGAGATGCATCTATATTTGATATTATTAAATCTGGTCTATTTGGTAAAGAGGAAGCTGTACAAATTAGAGAGGCTGCTGACGAGCAAGAAATTGCTAGAAGGCGTGAGCTTGAAAAACTATTTGACGATGATCCGTTTGCTCCTAGCTCTGGTTCTGGGTCTGTAGGACGGGGATCCGCTCCTACTCCATTAAGCAGCGAAGAACTAAATGCTCTGTTTGGCGATGCTGGTGGTTTTGTAAATTCTGGTGTTCCAGTTGATCTTGGCGGGCGTCAGTCTGCGCTAGAAAAACTTCCACTGATTGAACTTCCTGGTATTGGTGTACCAGATCAGACTTTTGCTAGAAAGCTTAGACCTGCTAGAACTCCTGGCGCTTCTATTGCTGAACGTCTTGAAACACAGCTAAAGAGAAGTAGAGCTAGAAGAAAGATCGAACAGCAGCTTGTTGATGTTGCTGGTCCAGGTAACTTTAGATTTGATAAACCTGGCTCTGAGATTCCAATGTCTCGCGCAGCTAAAGTTTTGCTTTCTCGTTTCCCAGAGATGCTTTCTACGATTGGATTTATTGGTACTCCAGATCGCTTAGATTCACAATTTGATGGCATATATGGAGCTATGTCAGAAGGTGCTGGCGGTATGGCATATCCAGGTGGAGAATATATGCCTGGTGAATACGCTCCTAGCGCTATTTCTATCAATCCTCAAGCTTATGATCGTGAACGCAGAGTTTCAGAAGTTATGGATGATAACTTTGCTACTAAGAATAGGACTTTTAGGCGCAATGTTACAATGAGTCCAGTTAGTTATCTTGCTCACGAATTTGGTCATACTGTTGACTATAGGGCAAGAACTAAAGATGGTTATACTGATAAGCTTTCTCGGTATTTGGCTGAAGCTGCTGCCGCACGCGGAATTGTTGGTGATCCAAACGCTCCACTTCAGTTTAATGGTGCGCCTAATGGAATGATGGGTGCTTCTGCTGAACAAATGCTGGTCACTTCTAACCTTGGTGAATATGCGGGGCTTGAAGCTGATCCAGATACTTTCTTGAAAGAAACTGTTGCGGAAGCATTTGCTAAAGTTTTCTCTGAATCTCCAGAAAAAACTATTCAGGCTGGACAGGATCCAACTGTTGCTCGCGATATTGTCAAGATGGCTTTTAAAGCTACTGGCAGAGATGTAACAGATCAAGAACTTGATGATATTAGAAGACAGCTTAGATCGGTTAGTTCCGAAGCTGCTATGGCTAACCCATCGTTGAGATCAACTATTTATAATGCTAGTCTTGGTCTAGAAGATATTCTTGGTCTTGTTCCAGGTAATGCTGCTGCTGGTCTACCAAATATTCCTCAGGGTGATATCAGCTTTAGTGAAACTGGCGTTGGCGCTGTTCGCGATCAGCTTGTTCCTTTTGTTGGCAAGGGTAAGGGTAGACAAAAGCTTGATGGTGTTTATGTTCAGAGATTGCGTGATGCTGCTGATAAGGTAACTGGTTATGATGTTATTGCTGGTGGTCAGGTTGTAGGTAATTTCTCTGGTGGTAAAGCTCCTAAGCAGGATGCTCTTGATCTTGCGCAGCAGTTCGCTCAGGCCGAGTTTGGTATGCGTTACATGGGTGGCGAGTTTGGTGGTCCACAGCCTCAGACTGCTGCTGGTGGCGCTGGTGGTACTGGCGGGGGCGGTAATCTTCCTCCTGTTGGCGCTGCTCCTGATGACGAGCAGCCAAGCCCAAGTGAAAGATATCAGCAGGGCGCTAAAGCTGGTTTCCAGGGCGCAGCAGAAATGTATGGTTTTGCTAATACTCCTGAGGGTCAGGATGCTATTAACATGGTTGGGCTTGCTAAGGCTGTTGCTCAGTGGATCAGATCACTTGAAGAATCTTCTGCTGCTATTCAGAAGGCAAGTTTTGGTCTTGCTGAAGATCTTGCTCAGGCTAAGGGTACTGTTCAGGCGTTCAACAGAAATATTGCTAACCAGGCTTCTATTATTGCTAATGAGCAGATGTTGGCTGATCCTGATGCAATGGCAGCTGCTGCTGGCGCTAAGGTAAGTAACCAAGGTTTTGGTAATGCTGTTGACCAGACTGTTTTGGCTGATCCTAGTCTGGCTGGTACTCAGGCTGGTCAGGATGCCGACAAGTTGCGTCTTGCTGAGCGTCGTAGGGTTGCTAAAGAGCGTGAACTTATTGCTCGTGGTGAACTTGATCTGATTCCTAAGTCTCGTAGAGGTTTGTATCCTGATGCTTTTGCTGCTAACCAGACTCCCGCCGAGCAGCTTTCTGATCTTGAATCTAGATTTAGGGCTGCTTCTGGCACTTTATCTTCTGCTCAGGGTCTAACTTTTGCTGATCCTAAAGCTGCTAAGCAGATTACTGCTGCTGTTTCTAGGGACTTTAGAGTTATAAGACAAGAAGTACTTGGTTTAAATATTAGTCCTAGTGCTAATCCTGATGAATATGTGAGACTTGAAGAGCTGAGAAAACAGGTAGCTAATTTTAAACAGACTCTTCTTGGTTCTTACAACACTGCTGCTACTGGTGGTAGTGGTCCGCTTAATCCAAGTAACACTGATATCTTTGGCGGCGGTCCCGGTGGCCCCGGTGGTCCCGGTGGCGGTAGTAATGTTCCTGCTCCTGGTTGGTTCCAGAGAGTAAGAAATGCTAATCAGGATACTCCTGCTGGCTTCTTTGGTTCTGGTGCTCTTTCTACTATCAAGTATGGTCTTCCAGGTATGCTTCTTTATGGTGGCCTTGATCTGTTTAAGGATTCTTTGAGGGAGGCTCAGGAGTTCCAGTTTGCTCTTACTAAGATCCAGAACCAGATTGAAGCTACTTTTGGCGGCGATTCTGCTGCTATTACAGAAAAGTATTCTAATTTGATTCTTGATGCTTCTAAGAATACTGGTATTGCTGCTGACGAGTTGGCAAAGATGTCTGTCCAGATCATTGGTGCTTTCAAGGACGTTCCTCTAGATTTTGGTTCTAAGGGAATGATGAGTGGTGAGGCTGCTATTCAGGGCCAGATTGATGCTGCTTCTAAGATTGCTACTGTTACTGGTCTTCCTTTGAAAGAAATCAATGATGGTTTGCAGGCTACTTCTCTTGCTTATGGAATGTCTTACGAGCAGATTGGTAATATTGCTACTAGGCTTGAGTCTACTACTGGTGTAAGCGCTAACGAAATTTTCAACATGACTGGCGATATTGCTCCTGTTGCTCAGACCAGCGGTTACCAGCTTGAAGAAATTATGGCTTTGATGGCTGCTGTTGCTTCTCGTACTGGTCGTTCTGGTGCTGCTATTGCTGAGTCTTTTGGTCGTATTTTGCCAGGTATTTCTGATAGAAAGCCAGAGCTTTATAGTCTTGCTGTTGAGAACAGTGGAGCTTTTGGTTCCGAGTTTTATCAGGACCTTTCGAATAATAATCTAAAAGGTGTTCTAGAGGGTCTTGGTAAGGCTTATACAGCTACAGATGCCCAGGGTAATTTTATTCTTGGTGGTAATGCTAGAAAAGAAGTTGAGGCAAGTCTTGGTGGTAGAAGAGAGGCTCAGATTCTTATTCCGGCTCTTTCTCAGGGCGCTAGGGTCAGAGAACTTGCTGATGATGCTTTGAAAAATTCTGATGGTGGCCTTGAGAAACGTTTTGAAGTTATTCGTTCCAGTATTCAGAATACTGTTCAGCGTCTTATTGCGCAAATCAGAACCTTGTTTGTTGAACTTATTGAGTCTGGTATTGGCGATGTTCTAAAGGACGTTGCTGCTGGATTTGGTCTTATTCTTAGAGCTGTAAGTCCTATTGTTAAACTTTGGACACAGTTCAACGATATTTTGGGTGGTATTCCAACTAAGCTTCTTGCTATCGGTTTATTGTTCAAGACTTTAAAGTGGTCTGGACTCATTCCTGAAAATGCTCTTGATGGTGGTAGTGCTGAGCTGGCTAGAAAGAATCGTTCTTCTAAGGTTGTTGATACTGCTCTAGCTACTAGAGCTATTAGTGCCGGTGGTGATGGTATCGATCCTGCAAGATTAAGGGATAACGGTGATGGTACTTCTACTATAATTTCACCAGTTGGTAAGTATGCTCCAACTGATATGACTACGTTCTTGCCAGCAGATCTAAGACAGCAGGTTTTTGATAATGCTGTTAGCATGACTCCTAATGGTAAGCCTGAAGAAGTTACTAATTCTCTACTTGCTCGTTCTATGCAGGATGTTGCTGGAAGTTATCTTTCTAGTAAAGAAATTAAGATTGGCGAGTCGCAGCCTTTGCCTACTGTCACTGCCGAGGAGATTGTTCAGCAGAGAAAAAATGCTGAAAGAATGGGTCAGGCTTTTTGTGATAGACAAGGAAGTGACTTCCCCGATCAGCCTGTTCGTATGACCAGTAGAGAAATGCGTAAGCGTTATATGTCTGGCGACTACTTTATGGATGAAGATGCTATTAATGCTGAGTATGTTGATGTTGAGCAGCAGGTAGAAAAGGAAAGAAAGAAAGTTATGGGCTTGGCTCAGAGCCCTGTTGAACGCCAGCAGCGTCTTGATGAGCTTGATACAAAACTTTCTGATGCTCAGGCTACTAGAGATTCTAAGTTGCAGAATATCAAGGATGTTACTGATAGAATTACTCTAGAAGAGGGTTTGGTAAGAGATCAGCAGCTTAATGATATTATGACTGCTGAGGTTCCTGTCCCTGGAGAACCTGGAACCACACGGAAGCTAACAAAAGAAGAGCAAGCTCAAAGACAAGAAGCTGTAGAAAGTAGCTATAATTCTAGAGTTAGAAGTCGTATTTCTGCTGAACTTGACAATGGTACTGAATTAAAGAGAACTACTGCTACCGTAAGAGGCTTTGGTAACGGTATGGAAAATGCTAGACTTCGTTTGAATAAGATGGGTGAAGGTTTTGCTAATTTCTGGAAAAACAATATTTATGGCAAGCAGACTTTAAGAGATGATCAGGGTAATGAAGTTACTAGAAGAACAGGTGCATTTGCCGGCTTTGGTAATATGAAAGATGAATATAAGATGTTCCGTGCTGGTGGTGCTGGTCGTCTTGATGCTGCTGGTGCTGCTATTGAAGGTAATGCTCTCGGTGGCCTTGGTATGGAAGCTGTAACTGTTGGTGCTACAATTGCTTTCCAAGCTGCTATGAATTATGGAGTCGATGAGCGTAAGAAGAGAATCGATAAATTGAGAAAAGGCTGGATGACTGGTGATTATGGAACCAATGTTGGCTTTGGTAAAGCTATTGGTGATGGTTATGTACCTGATATAGATAATAGAGGTATCCTGATTTCTCAGCGCCAGTTCCAGGCTAATAGTTTGCTTGATGAAAGAACTGGAAAGGTTGCTGCTGAAAAAACTGGCGCTGGTGCTGTTCTTGATTGGCTAGGTGCTAGAATAAGTGGTGGGGAAACTGTTAACGAGGCAAAACAGAATGTTCGTGATGAGCTAGTTCGTGCAGAAAGCGTTAGTTGGATGTCTACTGTTCTTGATGATCAATCATCAAGAAGAACTGGTAATAAAAGATTAAGAGATATTTTTGGTGGCGTACAAGATCAAAAAGTAGTCCTTCTTCCAGGCGGGAAAAAACTTGATATTACAAAAGAACAGGAAAAAATATTTGATAGCAAAGAGTTTGAGGCTCTCACTCCTGAAGCTCAAAAGATGCTTTTTAATGCTGGTGATAGTAAGAATCCATTAGGCTATCTAAATAAGCAAAGCAAAAGCGATGATAAAGATACGGCTCAGGCCGCTGCTGATGCTATAGATTTTATTCAGCGTAGTGAAGATATTTTTGATAAATCTTATTTGGATGCAATTTCTAAGAGAAAAGCAAAAAATGAAGAAATTGCTAAAACTATTGAGGCTATTAGTAAGGGTGAAAAGAAACTTCAGGAACTTGCACAGTCGCTTGCTTCTGGTGGAATATCTGCTCAAACTTATTTGAGAGTTTCTAATTTTGTTAGTGATGCTGCATATAAAACAGTTCAGGATCAGATTGCTGCTGATGGTACTGCTGACCAGGAATTAATTGATTTTATTACTCGTGAACGAAAAGCACGATCTGATATTGCTAAGAGTTTGTATGATGCTCAGTTGGAAAGAGTTCAGTATCTTGGTTCTGTAGACAAAAATATTAGCCCTCAGCAAAACTTGATGCAACAGTTCAGTGTTGTTAATAGAGCTCTTGATGATCCTAATCTTAGTCCTTCTGCCGGTTATGAATATGGTAAAAAGTGGATTGATTTACAGAAAGAAGGATTAAGACAAAGAATTAATAGACAGACTGATGTTTTTGCTATTGGTGGTATGGATGCGACTATTGATGTTGATCCAAGGGTACAGAAAGCATTTATCAAGTCTGGTATTGAAAATTATATTGGTAAGGATGCTTATACCGCTTTTGATGTTGCATTGCAGGGATCTAATGCTGCTTTTACTGGTGGTGGTGGAACACCTGATATTCCAGCAGGATGGCCTGGGTCTAATCCAGCTAGAACACCTAATCCTGCCGCTGGTAGAGATTGGACAAGCGGTTCAGAGTTTACTGACGAATTTGCTGCCGCTGTGCAGTCTGGTGATCCTGCCCAAATTCAAGCTGTAAGAGAAAAAGCTTTAAAGAATATTGCTGCTGCTAGAGATGAAAGAGCCGCTATAGAAGCTAGTGCTGCTGCAAATGGTGGTAATTATACTGATCAGCAAAAAGAAAGATTAAAAGCTATTGATGCAGAAGTTGCTGGCTTTAGTTCTATTCTTGGTGATGCTGGACAGCAGATAGCCGATTCTATTAGACTTGCTGCTCTTGATGTTAAGACTGCAAAGATTGATTCTTTAACTGCTCTTGAACAGTCTCAAAATACTAAGAATGCTAGAGCTAGAGGTCAGGCTTCATTAAGAGGATCTCAGGCTAAACTTATAGCTGCCTATCAAGAAGGTTATAGACCTGGCGATCCAGAGTACGATAATATTCAGGCAGAAATTAATAATAATGCTAGTGCTGATCGCGATAATGCGATGGCTGATATTAGATCTAATTTCTCTCTTAATTCTACCAGATTTAGAAATAGAGGTCAACAGTCTGCTGGCGCACTACAGAATGTTAAGAATGCTAGAGCTAATCTTCAAGATCTTCAGAAACGTAAGGCTGGTATCTCTGAGCTTAATGCTGCTCGTGAAGAACTTGACAATGCTGAGAAAGCTTTCAAGGATGCTCTTATTCAAGAGTATGCTATTTTCCAGACTACTCAGCAAAAGCTTCGTGGTACTGATCCCTTAGATATTGCTCAGACTAATGTTGCTATTGCTAAAAATAAGTATGATAATAGTGAGGGCTATGACAAGCTTGTTGCTCAGGGTGAACTTGTTGATGCTATGAGACAGCAGCGTAGGGCTGAAGTTGCTAGAGCTAATTCATATACAAATCTTAATAGTAGTGAAAATTCTAAGGATCCTATTAAGGTTGCTGATAATAATGTTGAGATTGCTCAAAGAGAACTTGCTATGGCTAAGCAGTTCAATGATATTGAGGCTCAGAATAATGCTCAGGCTAAGCTGAATGAAGCTATTAAGTCTAGACAGGAAGCTATGAATCAGGCTCGCCTTGCTGGTATGCAGCTGCGTCAGGCAGAACTACAGGCTATGGGTGATGAAATTGGTGCCGCTAAGCAGAACGAAAAGATTATTAAGCAGCAGATTGCTGATGCTTTGGCTCTTGGCGCTCCTGCCGATAGTGCGGAAATTAATGGTCTCAATGCCCAGCTTATTGCTGCTGAGCGTGCTACACAAAACTCTATCAACCAGTCTAACTATGCTCTTATGGATATGCGTAAGGCACAGCTTGAAGCTAACCAGGATGCTATTGGCGTCGCTGACATGGATCTCGCAGTCCTTCAGCAGCAGCTACAGGACGCTATTAGACTTGGTGCCCCTCAGGACAGTGCTGAGGTTCGTGGTCTTAGGGCGCAGATTACTAGGGCGCAGACAGCCGCTGCTGATACTCGCTACAATGAAACCAAGGATGATTTCATGTGGCAGTACAACATGGAGAAGATTACTCGCACACAGCTGAT